TGTAATAGGGTACTCCGCCCCTAGGTGTCTGCCTTACCAGTTCTTCTACCTCTTCTACGGACTTCTGTAGTTTGATTTTTTCTGAAGTATCTGCTTCTCCTTCAAATCTTACACCTTCTTGGAATAGTTCCATTTGTTCAGGTTCAACAGGTTTAGCAAGTTGTTGTTCAATAAAGTCTATTTCATTTTGTATTCTATTAACTCTATTTCTATCTTTTTTAGCAGTTGTTGGTCCTACTCTTCCTCTGCCATCTGCTTCTAATCTTTCTGCGTCATATAACTGTGTTTGTAAATCTCTTAATTCAGTTCTAAGATTTTCTTTATCGCTGACATCTATTAATTTTTCATCAAGAGATAAATCAGCCATACGACTCAATTCAGGTATCTGCAAACGTACACCTTCTATATTAGGATCAGGATGTTGTGTACTTATAATATTTCCTTTATATAAATCATTCAAATCACTTTTAAGAGCTTGAACAACAGAATCTGTACGAGTTCCAAGATTTGCACCTTCATCTGCATATATAATAAAAGTATTTGCTAAAGGACCTTCATCATTAATTGTGGTATCACGAATAGCATATTGTCCTTCACCATTATTTAAAATATCTACTCGATATTTTACAAAACCTTCTTTATCTACAGACAATGGTTTTATACGAAAATTAAAATCGTCAATAGAACCTTCTGAAACAACGCCTTCACTTTCAAGTGTAACTTGGTCAAATTCTTTTGTTACTTCTGCAAATTTCCGAGTTCCTTCACCTTTAAAACCTTTTCCTAAAGCTGTGGTTTCTGCACCTGTTGTTATTGCTGGTTCTGCGTATTGTAAAAATGCAGATAATGCAGTATTAGATTTTGCTGGTAGATTTAATAAGTTTCTTATAGCTTCTACAAAACTACTCCAAGCTTTTTTCGTTTTATAAGGAATAGCTTCTAGTAATTTTTGGAATTCTCTATCAGTAAACCCATGAGTAATAAATTCTGATAAATCTTTAGAACCCTTACCTTTAGCCTTTCCTGTAATCATATAATCAAAATAATGCCTTTTCCAACCTTCATAACGCTGAATATTATTAAAGTGCCTTTGATTAGTAGGCAGATTAGCATCAACTAAAGAAGCAGCTAAATCTTGTATAATTTGAGGTTCTACAGAAACTGTCTCTACATACTTATCAAATGCTTCTTGAAATTCATTGCTATCTAAGGCTTCAGTTCTTTGGAGGACTAAAAGTTCATTGCCTAATTTTCTATAATATGATGTTTTTTCTTCTATGTATTCAACTACTTTATCTTGTACTTTTCCTAAATCTTCAATAGCTTTTATGCTTTTCTTATTTAATTTAACAGGTGCTCTAGCAGCTTCAGGCAACCTTCTTCCTTCAACCATCATCTTATAAGATTCAAGATTAGACTGAGTAGCTGCGTGCATAGCTTCATGTAAAATAGTTGAATAATTAACACCATTATATGATTGACGAAAAGGAAGATGTCTTGAATCAATAGCTTTTACACTATCTGGAGAATTCATAATATACATTTGAAACTTAGTAGGAGTACCAAAACTTCTATAACTTACTGCTCCAGCAGTGGTAAGTTCTCCTCGTATCTGTGAATTTGTAAATTCTAAAGGAAACTCAAAACCTTTTTTCTTCAACTTAACTAATGTTTCATAAGTTTTAGCAGCAAGTATTCTATATTCTTCAGTTGGTGAGTTATCTTTTAACCACTTCATCATTTCAACAGAATCACCTACATATAAATTAGGCTGTCTGTTGCTGCCAGCTTTACTTATAGCCTTACTATTTACAAGACCATTAATTATGTATTCTCTATTTTCTTTATATTCTGTTGGGGTAAGTTTTGTAGTGTCATAAACTTCATTTAAAGGCGGTATGTCTTCTATTTCTATTTCTGTTGGTTCAGGAGTTTTCTTTGGGTCTTTAGGTTTTGGTTTTGGTTCTACATGAGGTGGATTAGGAATACTAATACCTTTTAAATTTTGTAGTTCTTGTGTTGTAATTATAGGATCGCCTGCAACTACTCTAGTAGGTTCTTCTAATGCCTCTTCTCTTATTCTTATGTCATCAGCAAGATCACCTAATCCTCTGTCAATTGGACCAGTATCTAACTCTCTAGTGGTTCTTATTTCACCTCTTGTTCTAGCACCTACTCTACCTGATTCAATATCAGTAAATATATCAGATACATTTTTGTAACCTGATAGACGCATGGCTTCTCCCATGCCTTTAAAGAAATCAATAACCTTATTAAAAATGCCATCTACTTTAGGTGGCACATTCTTAATGTCTTCTTTAGCTTTAAACATCTCAGCAATAGCTTCTTCCACAAAGAATTCTTCTCTTTTCTCTTCTGTTAGTTCTCTACCTGCTAATGTAGGAGTATTAATATCTACACTTCTTTGATAGAAAGTTTTATTTTTAAACTTATCATCAAATGATGCTGGAACTTTTTTGCTTTTTACTTGGTTACGAAGATAGTTATATTCTTTTTCATTAATTAAATCTTTGGCTCTCAACGCATGAACCATCTCATGGTCAAGAACTCTATTTAATTTTTGTTGTATTTCTATTTCAGAAAGATTGCCGTCAGGATTAATTCTGTTTAAAGATAAAAATATTATGTCAGACTGTTTGTCATACTCTCCTTCTACTCCTCTGTCTTTAACCTGTCTAGGATCATATATAACTTCATTGTCTTTAATCTGCCTTAATGTGCTTGCAGACAATAATTCATCACTAATAATAACTCCCGTATCACCAAGACCTCTTTCTTTTAATATTCTCTGAGCTTCTTTAGCAAACTTATTAGTTCTGCCTTCTTCTATAGCTTCTGCATAATTTAAAAACTTAGGTTCTATTTCTTCAGGAGGTAATACCTTTTCTTGTTTAACTCTTTCAGATTCTACTAACTGGTCAATAATCTCTGGTGGTAATTTATTTTCTGCTTCAAGCTTGGCTCTAAACTCTTCTGGTGTTTGTCCAAAACTTTCAGTTCGTCTTGCAATATCAAACTCAAAGTTATCCCTGATATTCATAGTTATCATATCGTCTTTAAGTTCTGCTCTACCACTAGCTAATAAATCTCTTTCAAACGCATCTGCCTCTTGTATTGCTAAATAAGAATTGTCTTCAAAATTACCTTCATTATATTTAGCTTTTTTTCCTGTATATCTTTGGGTTAAAAAGTTTTCAATATCTAGCATTGTAAAATCAGATTTACCAACACTAGCTACAAAATCAGCCATATCTTGTGCTATATATTCTCTAGGTTTAAAGTTAGGCATTTCTATTTTGTTATTAAACTTAGGCATTGCATGAATCCTAGCTAACAAAAGTTCTTTTTGTCCTTTGCTCATATCAGCTATTACACCAGAGCCAGTAAAAACTTCAGCAGCGTGTCTAAAAGCAGGTGATACTAGTGAGTCTTCTTTAATATTTTTAGAAGCAAGCATAGATTTTAAAAACTTAGGAGTAGTATTTAGTTTTTGTTTACCAGCAGTAAGAGAAGGTTCACCAGACTTTTCTGATTGTTTAAATACAGCCTGTGCCATACTTTCTGTCATGGTGTTAAAGTCTTTCTTAGTAAGAAGTCCTTTAGCTTCTTTCATAGTAAAAGTTTTATCTTTGTTTTGATCTACAAAATTCTTTTTACCTTTATCTTTTAATCTGCTGTTATAAGCAGCAATATCATTAGCACCAACAGTTGTAGCTATTGGGTCTAATAAAGTTTGCCCAATTTCAAACGCAGCAGAGCTATTAACATTACCTTGTAGGTAAAGCATATTATCTAATTGGGATTTAAGAAGTTTGTTGTTTTCAGCAGTTTTTAATTTATCAATACCTATAACTGCTTCTGCCTGTGAAGGGGCTGTTGCCATTACAGGATTACTGGGGTTGTTTAAGTTTAATATAGAGTAAGTGCCATCAGCATTTTCTACATAATCTAAGTTGATGATTTCTTGGATGAAATCAGGGGGAGGGATGTTTGGGATATTTACTTGAACAGGTTCTTGATATTCTTGAATAGTACCTTGTTGAATTCCTAATTCTACTTTTTTAGCGTTCATTAACGCTTCTTTGTTTAGAGTTTCTCTTCTTGCTTTTTCTTGTGCATGAAAGTCTTTTATGCCTTTTTTGCCCATACTAGTAACAACTAGATCAGCTCCAGCACCAATAATGCCACCTATAGTAAACTCGTCAAAGAGGCTTTCGCCTATAGGCAGTTCCTCGCTGTATAAACCACGAGCAGTTAAATCTTGCAATATACTTGCAGTTACCTCTTGACCACCTTCAAATGCCCATGATTTAAGAGCTGAGATTAATTTTTCTTTTGTTGAGGGTGGAGCTGCTTTAGAAATTTTAGAAAATATATGTGCAACAGGTAGTATTTCTGTAATACCTATAGCACCACCTAATAGAGTGGCAGTCGTTTCTGTTAAGCCACCAACGTCTTCACCCATCTCTCTAGCCATATTTAGACGATCAGCTTGTGCTGACATACCTGTAGGTATAGCTAATGCTGCTGGCACTCCGTACTGTCCAGCTTTTTGGCTTACAGCACCAGCTTTAGATAAAAGACTACCTGCTTTTGCAGCACCTAAAAAGGGTACAAATGAACCAATACCTTCACCTAGTTTTGTACTAAATTTATCTGCGTATCTGGGATCGGCTGCAAGTGCTGAGTCTTCTCGTAAAGATTGTTCCAATCCACGCAGTCCTTTAAGTGCCTCACTATCATCACCAATATCAAATAAAGAAACTATACCTGTTGGTACATCTAAAGCTAAACTAGCTGCACCTCTCGGTATAGCTTTAAGAAATTCTTTGGCTTGCCCTAATGTAGAAGTCTCGTCTAGGTCTTCCTTGTATTTAATTTTTACGGCATCAACAAATCTTTTTCTTTGTAAAGGGTCTGATGGAATATTGTATTTACTTCCATCAGGTGCTTTATATACGCTCATTAGTTTATTTTTGGTCCTAATGCTTTATCAACATCAAGTCCTGTTAATGAATTTGCATCTATACCTTGTAAAGCTAAAATTTGTGAAGTTAAAAGTTGAGAAGCTTGATTTAATTCAAGTTTACGTTCATCTGTCAATTCAATTTCACCTTCACGAGCTTGTTTCAATGTTTCTGTAATATTATCTAAAATATCAAACTTTTGTTCTAAAGGTAAATTTTCTAATTCAGCTCTTATTTTTTCAGTATTAGCTTTATAGTAATCATCTTTGGCTTGTCCTTCTAATAAGGCATCTTCTCTAGCTTGTTTTCTTTCAGCTAAACCAGCTAATCCCATACCAAGTTCACTCATATTTCTAGAACCCATTATAAGACCACCTAATCCTACTAGGTCATAGTCTATTTCTCTTTTGGGTTTAGCCATTCCTGTAGCTTTATCTCTAAGTTCATCTAGTAGTTTATCTTTATCTTTATCTTTATCTTTATCTTTATCTTTTGTTTTTGTTGGTTCAGGTTGCCCTGTTAATTTATTTATTCCAGCTAAAATTGGTGTTATTGTTGCAGCACTTGTAATCGGATTTTCTGTTATTGGTTTTATAATATTACGATAACCTGTTCCTCCATATGCTTCATCAGTAGTAAGTCTACCGCTTGGATTTTTTTTAGGTCTTGAAAAATAATTTTTTATACCTTTATATGCTTTAGGAATAAAAGGTAATGTTTTTCGTAGTGCTTGAATTCCTAGTCCTCCTACAGGAATACTAGCTATATAATCCATAGCTTCATCACCAAATTCATCTCCATACATAAATTCAAAAACAGCATCTCCTAAATCACTTGCTGTTTTTGGAGCATTACTTTCTGGATAAGGATTAGTAGATGAACCTAATACATTTGCATATGGATCATCAAAAGATTGATCTAAAGAACCGCCATTAGCATAAGCAGTTAAACCACCGCTAGCCATTCCCATTTGTCTTTGTCGCATTTCATTACGAGAAGCATCTCTAGCTGCTTGCAAAGAATCATTACTTCTATAAATGTCTTTACCATGCCCCCATTGAGGAGTAAAAGCATTTAATTTTGATCCTAGAATTAAAGTATCTGTTTCTGTTTGTAGTGCTTTTCTAAATTCTTCTTCATCTATAATTCCTTGCATATACAATTTTTTGTATAAGTCATACTTTGGCAAAAATGTTTGTGTTCTGCGACTTACATTTTTTATTTCATCTTGAGTTTCTTTTAAAACACTTTCAGGAGAAATTGGTTTCGGAGGTCCAACTTTTGTTTTTCCTCTATTTGCATAACCAATTAATCCACCACTAGCCATTTGCATAGGAGCAGAGGCAGGCATACCCATAGACTCTGAAGAGAAAGCATCAGTTGGAGCTGATTCAGATGGCATACCTGCTTGCAAACCTTTAGGTTGAACAAACTCACCAACAACCTCTTCTGCTACTGTAGAAGTAGGCTTAGGTTGAGCTGCTGCGTAAGCTTTTTCGTTTTGTGTACGTCTTTGTATTTCCGCTAATACTAAATATGGAGGATAAGAGGCATTAGGGTCTTGCGACATCTGTGCCAATTGATCTTTAGGAACATATTCTAATTCTGTAGCCAGTTTTACTAAATTCATATTTTAACCTCCCATTCCTCTATATAAGCCTAGACCTGACAAGCCAGCACCGACTGCTGTTTGAAATAATCCAGGTTGTTGTTGAAACGTACTAACTGTTTGTTGTGGAGTAGCTGGAACACCTCGTAGAATATTACTAAACATACCAAGTCTATTTTGAGAATAATCTCTTTGTCTTTGAAAGTCTTCATAACCTAAATCCATACTGGCTTGTTCCAAGGCTCTTTGTTGTGATCCAATTCCTTGTAAAGCTTGTATCCTTGATATGGCATCCTGATTAATAGTTTGACCTGCACCCATTAATCCTTGTGCAGCAGCTAAGTTATAACGATTAGACATATCATAAGCACTCTGCCCAAACTTCTCTTGTGCTTGTCTAGCTGCTTCTTCTTGTTGTTGTGCAGTTAAACCAAGTTTTGCTGCTTCTTGTCTTGCAGATTCACCAGCTTGATATGCTTGTAGCGATTGAGCACCTTCTTGTTGTAAAGCCTGTTGACTTAACTGGAATCCAGACTGTGCAAACTTTTCTTGTGCTTGCTTTGAAGCTTCTGTTTGTTGTTCTGCTGTTAATCCTAAAGAGGCAGCTTGTTGTTTTGCTTGCTCTCCAGCTTGGAATGCAGACTGCATTAACTGTTCTTGTGTTTGTTGTGCTCCTTCACCCGCTTGGAATTGTTGTAATCCAAACTGTGCAGCACCTAATCCAGCAGCTCTTTCTGCTGCTAACTGTTGTTGAGCTGACTGAAATGCTGCCTGACTACCCCTAGTTTGTATATCGCCTAGTTGTTGTCCTAAATTACGCTCTCGCTCTGCTTGTTGTATGGCTTCTCTGTAACCACCTAAACCACCTTGAGCTGTAGCTGCATCGCCTATACCTTTACCCATTAGGTCAGACTGTCTTCTTGCTTCACGTTTTTCAACGTCTATAACATTTTGTTGGTAAGGCGACATAAACCTTTGTAAGTTTTGTTCATATCCTATAGGTGAATAACTATCACCAACTATTCCTGCCATATATTGTGATTGTCTTGCATCAGGTCTATAAGATGATCCTATTTGTCTACCTTTATAATCTGAATCTATAGTTCCTGCTTGATAGGTCGGACCAGCATCTCCTGCTGTATAACCAGAATCAAATTCACCTGCTTGATATTGTGGAGTTCCATAACCTTGTGTACCACTATATCTAGCTGATGCGTCTGTAAATTGTTGAGGAGTACCAGAAGTGGCAAAACCTCTAGTCATAGCTTGACTAGTTAATTCATCAGGTGAAAAGTAGGCTAGTCTTTGACCGCCATATGGAGTATATCCTTGTAGTGATTCAGCCTCACCACGTTGCATAAGCCGTTTAAAATACGGCTCAACGTATTCAGGTAGGTCTGTGCTATAAACAGTTTGCTCTGTTGGTGCAGAACTTCCGCCTCCGCCTTTAAATTTCTTCATTTATCATCCTCAAAATTATATTCATAAAATGTTGCAGGTCTTTTCCATCCCTTTCTTCCTTTAACCCAATTCCATTGTCCGTGCCTTCCCATCCCTTCTATGCCATCGCATCCGTTATCTTTGGCAAATTTAGTCATTATTTCAAGACCACGCTCTATCCAATCTTGCATATTCTTACCTGCCGTATGCTCTAAATTAAGCATTTTTTTGCCTGTAGGGTATGTATTAAATATAGTGACTTGAATTCCTGTAATCTTAAAATTACCTGTATCAAAAATTATCCAAAGATGTGCTTGGCTATTAAGAATATCATAGTAAATATCTTCTAATCTTGTCCTTCCCCCTGAACGGCTAGCAGATTTCTTTAAGAAATTTTCTATTCCATTCCAAACTAGAGGCAAGCTATCAACAGGAACTAATGAGAAATCATATACTCCTGAAGCTTCCTCTTTTATTGCTGCTTCATTCATGCAGGCAATACCTTATTTACATTAATTCTAGGTGCTTGAGTAGTGCCTCCAGTCTTAGCTTGCCTTACTCTATCCATCATGTTGTAAAGTTCTTTAGAACCAGCATCTGAACTTCCATCACCAAGCATAGATACTACGTCAGCAGGAACAATAAACTCGTCTTGAGATACAGCTATTCTTTCTTTATCGCCTATCATACCTCTTAAATCGTCATCCATTCCCCCTTCGCCATCACCTCTGATTAAACCTTCTGTTTGTGCATCAGGCACTATAGACTCAAGCACTTGCTGTCTAAGTTGCATAAAAACTTCGCTTCCATATTTATCTATAAACATATTTAAAGCTTCTTCGTTTTCATTTTCACCTAAAACAAATTTAACTACTTCTTGAGTAAGTGGATCATTGTTTATATCAGCCATACCACCTTCTTGAAAACCAGTTACTCCTCCAGAAGCCATCATTCCTTGTCTGGCGTTAATCATATTTCTTAGATTTCTTCGAGTAGGTTGAGTTCGTGTTGGTTTTTTAGCAACAGATGCTGGTGCTGGTCTTGCTGCTATGCTTTTTGCTATTTGATCTGCTCTTGCTAACTCAGCTTGTTCTTGTTCAAATGTTTTACCGCCACTTTCAGCAAAGGCTTTTTGTAAATTAGCTGCCATTGCTGCATTTTTAGCTTTTTGTATTTGTCCTTGAGTTACTGGACCTTGCGCTTGAGCCAACTCTAATTCTAATTGTGCATCCGTAGCTGCTTGTTGTAAGTTTTGATCTACAGATAATTCAGGCATTGCTTGTTTTATTTTCTCTATTTCTTTAGGTGATGTAATCATCTCTTTAGGTTCTACTGGAGCTGGAGATATAGGTAATATTTCTGGAGCTGTTATTGGTAATCCAGTAGCAGTTATAGGTGATGCAGTTTTTGGTATTTGTCTTCTATTAGGAACTAAATCTTCTGCTGGCAGAAGTGTAGGAGCAACAGATGGCGGTCCTAATTGCGGTGTTAATTGCGGTGCTACAGGTGAAGCAGGTGCTAATGTTGGTCCAGATGCTGCCACATTCTGCAAAGGTATAGACGGAGCTATCGGTGTTCCTCCTGTTGGTGGTGTTTCTACAGCTTGAGGTAATGCTAAACTCGGTACAAATCCAGTGCCAAGGTCAGTTCTTGGTAATGCCATAGCTGGCTCTACAGACATATCAACTGGTGGTGTTATAGGTTGTTTATTGGTATCAAATCCACCTTCTAATTCTAATGGAATAAAACCACGTTCATTTTGTTTAAGAGCCTGTATAGGTGAATCAAAATAATCTAAAGCAGCACTAAAGTCTGGCTCATTAGTTTGTGGAATATTTATTTGAGGTAGAGCTAATTCAGATTCAGTCATTAAAGATGCACCTACTTCTGGTATATTTATTTGGTTTTGAGCTAATTGTGGTATAGAAACTTCTGGTATATTTATTTGAGATAAATCTACTTCAGGTGCAGCCATTTGTGCTTGTGCAATTTGAGCTTGTGTAATTTCTGGTATATCTATATTTGGTGTAAAACCTAAATCATTAAAATTTTCACCAAGACCTAAATCATCTCCTGTAATTGGTACAAAGTTATTATTAACTTCATCAAAACCTGCACCTACACCAATTTCTTTTTCAGGAATATTAAATTGATCTAATATATTTCTAGAATCAAATATTCCATTTTCATACTGATTCACTAATGATTCAAAATCCATACCACTAAAATCTATATTACTTAAATCTATATTTCCTATGTTAGGAATATTTATTCCTCCGCCATAATCAGGCAAACCAATTTCAGGAATACCTATATCAGGTAGCTGTGGTTTCTCAAATATAGGTGGAGGAGTAGGTCCTTTTCTGAATTTTAATCCTTCTGGTGCTTCTCCTGTGTAAGCAGCATATGGATCAATAGATGTTTGTGGTGCTATATAGGCTTGTCTGCCTCCATAACCGCCTTTAGAGCCTTCATATGTATCTACTCCTAAAGAAGGTGCACCTGCTTGTAAACTTGACGCAGGAGCTGATATCGTGGCTGGATTAAAATACATAGTTTCAGGTGAAAAACCTGCCATAAAATTAGGATTAACCTGATAAGCTTGTCTTGCTGGCGCAAATATTTGTGGCAACTCTCCACCTATATTATCAGGTAACTCGCCAAATCTACCGCCTTCATAATAACCAGTTCTTCCACCTTCTGCTGAGTAAAGAATAGGTTCAGGATTATCAAGAAGATTTTGCTGTCTACGTCTTCTATATTCTTCTTCACTTTCACCTAGCATTCTTTCAAAAGCTTCTTGTGATTCCATTATTCCAGTACCGCCCATACCTATACCTGCTGGTATGTACGCCATAGGGTCTGTAAGACCTGTAGCTAAATTACCGAAACCTTCACCAATAGTGTTACCTGTAAAAGCATCTTTTAAAGCACCTACACCTGTTCCAGCATAACCTTCTACTGCTGTTTTACCAGCTTGTGCTATTGCTGGTTGAGCTGCTGCTATATTTCCTTGTAAAGCAAGTTGTCCTGCTTCATTTAAAACTTGCTGACCAGCCGTTGCTCCTGTCATACCAGGTGTAGAAAGTAGGTTTTGTGTTGCTGCATCTGTTGCTGTTTGTGTTGCTGCTGCTGTTGCATCTGCTCCAGCTTTAGCTGCTCCTGCACCTTGCATAGCAGTTCCTAGTCCATATCCTGTTAAACCAGCCAATAGTCCTTTTTTAAGATCACCTGTAGCTGCCCATTGTGCAAGACCTGAACCTAAAGCACTTGCTCCTAAAGCACCCATGCCACTAAATAATGTTGGTCCTAACATAGAACCTATTATTGGTGCTAAGAAAGGTAAGAAAGCTTCTGGTTGTCCAGTTTGTGGATTAACAGTTAAAGGCATTGCTGATGCTAATCCTCGCACTTCTGCTGGATTAACGTGCATAAGCATAGAATCGCCATAGCGACCCTTAGAAGCTATATTTTTAACTTGTCTCTGGATTTCATTCATTATCTTTCCTCTTTTGTTTCGCAGCCGAATACATTAAAACTCATATCTACTGCGCTTGTATAAACCTTTAATACATCCGTTTGATTAAGCGTTATACCTATAACTATAGCTAGCGAATCATTAGCTGCAACTGATTTGTCATAGTATAAATACTGTTTATCGTCTGCACCTGCTCCAGCCACATGAACACTTAGTCTAAAAGTTATAGCCGAACCCGTTCTGTTAGCTGCCATAATAGAACTAATTGTGGTCTGCGTCATATCAGGAACAGTATATAAAACTGTTGTGGTTGTAGCGGAAGGGTCTAATTGACCTAATACTTTTAAGCTATCAGCCATGCTTTAACCCCATTAATAAAAATTGATGTCTTTTAGAAGCTTTGCTTGTTACTGTAGACTGCATTCGCTGTATAGTTGTTATTTTAACATTTAAGTCTTCTATCGCTTGCTCAATGGTTCTGCGTGTAATAGCTTCATTATTAGCATCATAATCTAAATTAACCATAGGTAATGCTAGCGTTTTAATATCAGCCATTATCTTTTCCCATCTGGTCTAATTTCCAATCTCAAATCTCCTAAACGCCAACCAAAGTCACTAGACGAATTAGATATACGCATAGCTGCTTGTCTGCTTCTAGCTCTAGTATTCTCAAAAGTAGAAGCTGGAGTTACATTTATAGTTTGTAAAGTAGACAAATCTTGCAAAGGATAATCTCTACCTTTTATTGTAAAAGTAACAGTATCACTTGTTGTTTGTTGATTTCTAAATTCTATATCAGGTATTAACTTAGATATAAAAGTAAAGTTTTCTCCATCAGGAGCTAAATCAAAATCACTTGATTCTATATATGCAGTAAAGGCATTTGCTCCATCTCCATGACCTATTTCATGGCTATAAACATAATTTAAATTTGAAGTATCATTTTTACTAGCACCCATTGGATTTTCATATATAGATGCTTCACTCCAAGCAGTTCTCACAAAGTTATCAGTAGTTGTTCCTATTGACCAAGTTTCTTCTAAATAGTTATATATAACGTATTTATCAATTTCTGTACTTGTTCCTGAAGGGTAAAACCAAATTACTTCATTCACTCCTGCATTTGAACCTCCAATAACTTTATAAGCCTGATCTTGATTTAAATCAGATAAAACATAATCCAACACAGTACAAGGCAATCTTTGTGAAGTTCCTGAATAAACATGGAATCCATCACGATCCATAAAATACACTCTATTATTGGCACTTGTAGCAGAATTAGGTGATATTAAGCTAACGCCTTCAGCTACTTCTGTAAAACTAAATATAAAAGGCTCACCCACAAAACGCATTGAAACTATGCCAGAATCTGTCCAAATAAGTATTTCTTGTCTGGTTCTTAATGCACCTACAATTGTAGAACCTTGTGATAATTGCACACCGCCAGCCTGATTAGTGGCTGTAGGTGTCCAATCTACTGCACTTTCTCTATCTGAAAATCTAATTAATAAAGGATCAATAGCAGAACTTCCTATAGGATTAGAACCAAAAGCTATAACGTGCTTATCAACATCAGATGTCATAATTTGTAAACAAGCCGTAGGAACATCACTAGCTCCAGACTCTGATGACAATGCAACGGCTCTAGCGGTTAATCCATCTGATTTATCCCAAAAGTATATACCACCAGCTCTAGGTGCAGCTATTGTATCGTCACCAAAGTTATCTATTGTCCACAGTCTTAATTGATTAGTAAGTGTTAAATCTCCTGCCGAACCAAATGTACCTGCTCCCCATGTATTTACACCCCAACCAGTACCCCTTACATAAACATCTAAGCCAGAATTAATTTGATACGCTCCAACTACGGAACTACCTCCGTTACCACTGTCACTACCATTAGCAGTTACTGTATCTCCGTCTGTGTCTTTAGCGGTTATTGTGTAAGTATTTATTGAGGAGACTCCATCTATTTGATATTCTTGATTGAGAACATCGGCAGTAACTAATCCCCCTAAAGTGGCAGCACCACTGAAAGTTACAAAATCTCCCGTTACTGCACCATGACTTGCATCAGTTACAGTTATAGTTGAACTACCATTACTCGCAGAAAAGGTAACATCTCCAGCAGAAGTTGTTGCTCTTAAAGGAGTTATGTCGTAGTAAACATCACCATTTAAGTTATAAAGTTTTTGATGAGTGCCTAAGATAACAAACGAATCACCATTTACTGCTTTGTATGGATAAAGTTGTCTGCAAGTTCCAATATAAGAATCTGTTGTAAACTTATTCCAGCCTCCTATCCTTTCTGGTTTACCTTTGCGAAATCTTACTTTATCAGCATCAAACCAACCACCCTCATTTGAGTAGTTTGTTCCTTCTTTATTTATTCCTGGTTTGAAAACATATTTAGCTAAAGCCATTGTTAGACCTCAATCCATTCTTTACCTTCAAACAAAAGAGCTTCAGCTTCTCTTCTTCTTATTAATCCTTGCAAAGTCTTTCCTCCTGCTTTATTCCATCGTTTTATTTGACTAGGAACTAAATGATAGTCACCAGCATTAAGTAATTTTAAAAGAGTTGAATCATTTAAGTTAGTTGGTCCTAAGTTATAGACCCAAGCACATAAAGCATCAAATTGATTTTGCTCCAAAGGAACTTTGACCATATCATTTATATATCCCTCATATTCAGGCATTTCTTCAATTAATAAATTTTCTGCTTCATCTTGATTAATGCTATCTCCCTCTTTAACTTGCTTGGTATGTCCATAACCTATTGTCCAAACTCCTACTGAATCTTGATAGGCATCTAATTTACATCCCTCAAACCTTTTTATTAAAGATAAACCTTCTTGTGATATATTCATATTACTTCCCTTCATTGGGTTGATTCGTAGTAACCTTCCTATAATAGACAACAACTTGTTTAAGTTCATTTATATATCTTTTTAACTCCTGCATATTGTATGACATGATTTCATAATCAGGCACAGACATAGCAAAAAATACTACTTGTCCATGCTCCTTCTCAACTCTTTGCAGAAATTCTTCTATATTTTTATCAGAAACCACATACCAGTAAGGTTCTTTTAAATCTATCTCTCTAGGCATAACAGGCTGTGCTATCTGCCTTTCTAAAGCTTTTGTTGTTATTTGTACGTTTTGTTTACTGGGAAACAGACTGCAACTGGAGACCATCATCAAGGTCATCAATATTGCGACTGTCTTCTTCAATGCTATCAAATACATTTTTTGTTCCTTTATTGACTTTAGGCTCTAATAAAGATGGCTTTGCTGCTGCAAGCTTCGTTAAATCATGTCTTTTAAATATGTCTAGATATCTAGACATTTCAACCTGTATAGCTTGATTTTTACTTTGTATCTCTAATAAACCTTCTGTTTGCACTTTGAAATCATTTTGCAAAGATTCTATAGCAGCTTTCTGTTCTTGGTCTCTTAGTTCAAATGCTTGGTTTAAAGCAGATAAACGCGCATTCTCATTCCATAAGAAATAACCAATTATTAATAAAACTACAATTACTCCAGACAAAATTTTACTCATATTCTATGCCCATGTATAAACCTGTAATGGTTTAGCTTTTCCTTTAACCTTTATCGGTTCTAATAATTGTAGCTTAAAATCAACATTTTTTGCAGTTTCTTCACCAATTAATACACCAACTCCTGCGATCTTCGTACTTGATTCTAATCTTGCAGCTACATTACAAGGGTCGCCAATTAGACTAAATGCAAATCTATCCGTAGCTCCAAAGTTACCAGCTATACAAACTCCAGAATTAACTCCTATACCAATAGCCATTTCAGGTATGCCTTCTTCCTTAAATTTAATGTTTAACTGGTCAATATTCTTTTCTATCTCTTGTGCTGCCTTTAATGCTAATGTGTGATGATCTTCTTGTGGAATAATAGTATTCCAATGAAACATACCCGCATCACCAATAAATTTATCAGTACATCCATAATATTTATTTGCTGCTTGTACTTGTGCATCTAATACAGCGTTCATTATGTATGTGACCATTTCAGGTTCAACTGATTCAGATAAACTTGTAAACCCTCTTAAATCAGTAAATATAATAGAACAATCAACTCTTTTTCCATTTACCTGACACAACTCAGGATTATCTTGTAATTTTTTAACCATTCTTGGGTCAAGGTATTTACCAAATTGTGCCTTAATCTGCTGTCTAAGCTTATATTGCTCCCTAAAACGTAAATAAAATGCTGTTGAAGCTGTTATAAATTGAGATATTAAAGCCCAAACTACATCAATTAAAAGCCCTTGCTGTATAAAATAATAACCACTACCTGCTGTAAATAAAAATAATAAACCAGTTATAGATATTCCTAATGTTATTCCAAAAATATTTATTAGATACCATGCCAAAATAACTGTTATTCCAAATATTAATATTTCAACAGCTATACTCCAATCAGGAACATAAGGACTATTTTCTATTAATATGCTTTCAGCAAGTGCTGCTTGTATTTTATGTGGCTCTAATAACCCACCATTAGGAACTGCTATCTGAGGCATTATGCCTTTTGCAGTAAAACCAATGAATACAAACTTATCTTTAACATTCATCTCAGCTAAATCTGTTTGTGGAGTATTCACGAAACTTATCCACTTGCGACCTAAAACATCTGTTTTGACTGGATTTAAGCCCTTAACCCTAATTTCTTCTATACCATTATCATTCGTCTTTATAATATAAGTATCTGCACCTGTTAAAACTTTTAATACTTCTATTCCGTATGAGGCTACCCATCCGTCAGGTGTTCTTAATAACAGTGGTAATCTTCTTACAAGCGAATCTACTTCTGTTCTAGCTACTGCTATTCCCTGATTAGCGTTTTGTTTAAGTATATCTATGTTTTGAATAACGCCTTGTGCATCTATACCACCTTTGTCATCTCCCATAATGACTGTTCCAGTAGTAGGTGGATAATTTCCATTATCATTTTCAAACATTGCCAAGATACTTGGTGCGTAAGATAAGGCTTTAGAGAATTCTTTATCTCCGCCAAATCTATCTGGTTGAGGAAAGGCGACTACCCAACCGACACCTATCGCTCCACTATTTAAAATTTCTATCTGTATTTCAGCGAGCCTTTGTCTACTCAGTGGATAGCCAC